TGACGAGCTTGGCTTCAAGAGCAGGCTCAAACGTCCAGGCATTTCCGCCAGTGGAAGCGTCGAACGTCATGCCAAAAGCAATGAGGCCCCAATCTGCGATCGGTGCGCCAAAGTTGATGACGTTGTTGTTGCTGATGAGGCCGGACGTCCCATTGGAAGGATCTGTCGTGCCAGGGCCTTGGGTGCCTGAGAAATTTGCAAGGCTGGCGACAACACCCACGCGAGCATAACCAGTAGCAGTCGGGCTCACCTCAGTGATATTGGTATTGGCGAGGAAGTCTGGGGTCATTTCCACCCAGGTGGCTGCCCCATCTACGACCGTATTGCCGGCGATTACTGGCCACGTAGGCTCTCCAACGCCTGTGACCCCACCAACGGTGCACCGATACATGTGGCCGTTGTCTACGGCAGGAACAATTGTGTCGCCAGGAGCAACTAGAGTGCTTCGGTTGTCATCAGAACGACCCTTGGTCGCAACGATGAGGGCGAAGTAGATTGTGGCAGGAGCCGAGAGCGCCTGTCCTCGGAATAGCGCATCCTGCGTCTTGTTCTGACCATAATGAGTGAGTGAGGACATTTGGAACTCCTTGAAGATGAAGATGATGGCGCTACTTTTTGCTCATGGTGTGATGCTCTTGTGCGCTCTGCATATGCTCCTTTGCTTTCTTGAGATGCTCCTGCTTGAATATTCCAGAGCCTTTCGATTTGGCAGCAGCAATATGGGCCTTGGCTGCTTCACTGTGCTGCTGTGCTGCGGCAGTGTGAGAATATGGCATCTTACCAGCATGAGCTTCTTTTGATGCCTTTGTTGCGGCACTACTGGCATGAGCTGCTTTCTCTGCACTACCACCACTTCCTGAATACTGATTCTTCCCTTCAGGATTCGCGTCCATGGTGATGCTATTGGTTCGCTTGGACATTGTCGCCTCCTTCAATCGTCGTCTTCAAGACCAGGGACTACAGACATGCTCGTGCATCCGCAGTTTGGTTCTGTTCCAGGCCAGATGTATTTTCCTACAACCTCACTCCACATTCCTTTGTTGATGTCATAGGTGGCACGATCAGAGCCCCACTTCTGATGCTCAGGTCTCGGGTGCTTTGAGGCAGAAGTGTGAATCCATCGCGCAGTGGTGATGCCCACCTCGTCCTGTCGCGTCTTGTGGATGATGGCAGTGGCCTTGTTGTTCTGGTCACGAGCAATGAACGCAGCACGACGATGAGAGATGCCATAGGACTCCTGTAGGTCCTTGGTCAGCTCCTTCATGTTGCGACCCTCAGAGACGCTGCGCATGATCTTCCCATGCACATCACCAAGATACTTCTGAGGAATGCTCTTGATGAGATTCACATTGTCCATCATCTGCGCTTCAAGAGCGTCACGAATGGCCTGGGTCGTTTGGAAGCGAACACTCATGCCAGCTTCGCGCAGAGCCTGCTTGAATGCGTTGTCAGTGTGACGCAGCGTCTTGTCGGCGAAGCCTTTGCTGATTCTGTGCGACATGTCGATGAACTTGCCCTGCCACTGCTCCATCAACTTGTCGATGGCTTCCTGCAGCTCACGAGCAGGCATGCGGTCCTTGGCCATGTCAGCATCTGTCTCAGGCAGGCCTGTCTTGCGCCACGAGGCCTTCACCCAATACATGACGCTGTCGTGCATTGCCTTGAGCATTGACTGCATCTGCTTCCGCAGCCAAGCCTCTTGCGCTGCGCTTGCTCGCACAGGCTTGATGAGTTTTGGCTTCGGACCAGATGCTCGGAGTTTCATGTCGGAGGCAGGCTCTCTGCTTCTTCAGTTTCATCATACCCAATCAGATCACAGATGCCTGCGCACCCATGTCCATGGACAGTTGTTCCAGAGCAACGATGAGTTGTCACCTGGCGCAGAAGGATGCCTGCTTCTGTCTCACCAGGCTCTGGCGGAACTGCGAACGAGTATTCGCAGCGTCGGCATTTGTAGATGAACACGACGATCATAGAGACTTTGCCTCCACATCATGAATGCTCATGGACGCACGATGGGCATCGATGTAGGCTTGATGCATTGGAGCAGTGGAAGTGGTGGCTGAGAACAAAGCACGCTCATGTGCTTCGAGCGCTCGGCTGTGCGCATCACTGGCCGCAGACATTGCGCGCTTTGTTCTCAGTTGTCGTGCGAGTTGTGATGCTTGAGTGGCTGCGCGACTCAACTTGGCCGCAACATCACTTGGGTGATCACTGTCGCAAATTCCTCCTATATGTTGGTTTCCGCGAAAGCCACCATCCGCAGCATAGCTATCTGCTGCCGACATGATATCAAGAACAGGATCAGAAAGATCTCTGCCAGCATCGCCATCGCCACCACCAGCAGCATCTTCGTCACTCTCGCCCGACGTCTCTGTTCCATTTGGATCCTCTTGAGGATTAGGAGGCGCTGGCACCTCATCTGCGTTGATGTTGTTGTAGCCAGACCGAGGACTGGCTGCGATTCTGGTGCGCACCTCTTCAGGAGAGAGAACACCAGTGGCGATGTATGCGTTGTCAATGTCTGCATCAGACTTGCGGATGGTCGCAGCCTCAGCTTCCTTGAGTGCGAACAGAGACACGAAGTCAAACGTGATCTCATGATCAACAACACCAAAGGAGTTTAGCTGAATGATTTGAATGATGGTCTCAAGAGGACGACGGAACAAAGCCTCCTGCTGATCTGCAATGAAGTCGTAATACACATACAGGTCATCAGCAGCAGAAGCATTAAGCCCACTGGGCGTGATTCCAAGGAGGACAACCAGTGGCGTCTTGGCTACTGCTGCCATGTGCTCCTGAGCTTGTGCCTGAAGATGATCAAGGCCAGACAGAGGCGCATTCAGCTGCCCCATGGTCTCAGTGTCCTTGTTCAGAAGGAACACACCCTGGTTGTCACGCAGCTTCGTGAAGAGTTGCACACGACGAATGAGATCATCACCAGAAGCCTGGAGCAGCGTGTCAAGATCAGAGGCCAGCCACGTGATGGAGAAGTTGCGCAACAGCTTGCCCACACTGTCGCGAGTGTTAAGCCAGTAGTCAACATACGGCTGAGCAAGCTGGCTGAGCGAGATCCCACTGAAGTTGTAGATGGGCTTCAACAGATTGGGCAGTGGTCTGCTGATGAAGGTGAGCAGTCGTGACGCATGGACATTCTTCCCATAGACATACCATGCGCTGGGAACATAGTAGTCACCAGCGAGAGGATTGGTCGCATTGTATGATGCAGGGTAAGTCGTGATGGGCTCTACGATCTTGAATCCTTTGAGGCTGCCTTTCTTGATCTTGTATTTGTTCAGCATGATGGGCTTGCTCAGCTCATCATCTGCTCCTTCAGTAGGAGTTGTGTAATCAAGATCAATGAAGATCTGTGAGCGACCCATGAAGCCATCAAGCACAGCAGCCTGTCTAAAAAGGTCTCGCACATTGAAACGCTTCAGCTCCTTCTCGATGGTCTTGATCACAGCACTCTTGTCACCATCACCTTCACTGCGGAACTCGATCCACTTGCGAGTCATCTCAGCAGCAGTGCGCTCCGACATATCACGATACTCAGTGATCTGCGTCAGCTCTGTGAGGTAAGGGAAGCCAGGGAAGCCACAGGTGTCCACTGCCAGCGTCCCATTGTAGAGGCCACCACCATAGATCTCACCATAGCTATCCTGGATCAAATTCTTCCAGGAGGCATCCATGGCCAAGCCGGATTTGAATTCTGGAGGACACACGCCTGCTGGTGGGACATATGGCTCAAGAGGGAAGCTCGCACGCACAGGCTTTCCTGTCGCGAGAGATTCAGCAGTAGCCTTGGCCAACGACTCATTGATGTTCTTGCGACGCAACGCACGCTGATCAGCTGCCTGCTTCTCTTCTTCGATGGCAGCGAGATGCTTCACATGAAGCTCTTTGATGAGTTGCTTGTCGCTTGTCGGCATGGCAGGCCAGATGGACCTGAAGAGCAAACTGGCTTTGGTCATCAGCCCTGGCTTTTTGTTGGTCATGTCAGCGTCCGATCTTTGCTAGGAGTTCATCACTGATGTGCAGCCCACTGGTCTTGCCGATAGCCTTCTCCATGGCCAGCATCCAAGCATCAACATCGTCGTCGTTGGTGATGTTGGGGAAGCCTGCGCACTGATCAACAAAACCAGCAACCCACTTTCCGCCCTGGAAGATTGTTACCAGCTTAGACTCGTGTGTGGGACTGATGGTGTCAGCACGGAACACCTTGTCTGTGACAGTGGAGTGCTCCTTGAATGGAATGCGAGTGCTGCGAGTGAGCGTCTGAACAGTAGCCTTGCCCGACGCACTGCCACCACCTTCAACAATCACCTGATTCGGCAGCCATTTGTCGTAGAGCAGCTCCACCTGATTTAGAACATCAGGGAACTGCAGCTTGTCCTTCCATACGTCAATCACATAGTAGCGTGAAGGAGCAATGCCCAACGTCACACACGCAGTGTTGTCGTTCTTCTTCTTGCCACCAAGGGCAGTGTCCCATGCCTGGATCACGAGGCGAATGCCCAGCTGGGCAAAATACTCTCGTCGCTCTTTATGGGACAGAGCTTCAAGATCACGAGGAGGCTTTAGGAAAACCCAGTTCTCACGTTTGAAGAGATTTCCCTCAGCAGCAGACGGTCTCTGCTGGTAGAGTGATGCCCACACGCGCGATCCAACACCTGCTTTGTCAGCTGTGCCGATCTTGATCTTGTCGAGTCGCTCAACTGGGTAGCGAGCAGGATGCAGCGCTTCACCTTTCTTGCGCAGCAACTCACCAGCCTCATCAAACTCATCTTCTTCAGCGATTGCTGGGAAGCGAACAATCTCCCATTGCTCACCTCCCTCTTTCATGGCAGCAATAAGACGACCAGCAAGGTCGTCCTCGTGCCACCGCGTCATGATCAGTAGGATACCCGCACCAGGCTCACAACGAGTATACAGCGTGCTGGTATACCAATTCCAGATCTTGTCACGCACAGTTTGTGAGTGTGCTTCCTCATCGTCCTTGATCGGGTCATCAATGAGCAGCACATCACCACCACGACCAGAGATGCCACCACCCACACCAGCTGACTTGTAGAAGCCATCATAGCTGATGACGTCAAACTCCTCACTGTTGGCCTTCACTGGCACACTAGACTTCTTGGCATGATCACTGCCACTGATCGTCGTCTCTGGGAACAGCCTGAAGTATTCCTCGCTGCTGATGATTCTCTGCACATCACGATTGATGCTGCTTGCGAGGTCGCTGTTGTATGATGTCGCAATGAAGCGCATGTTGGGATACTTGCCCAGAGCATACGCAGGAAAGCGACGACTGACTTCCTCTGTCTTGCCATGACGAGGAGGAGCCATGATGATCATGCGAGGAGACTTCTTGTCGACCACATCCTGAAGGAATTGATCTAACTTGGCTCCCAGCCGAATGTGAAACCAGCCTGCGTCGTAGTCAGGCTTGGTGTGCTTGATGAAACGAATGAGCTGTCTGCGCGCGAGCTCTGCCTTGATCTCATCGAGAGACGGCAGATCCATCAGCGCAGTGTTGGTCATTGATCACTCAACTTCCTTGACGACGAGATAACGACCTTTCCAAATGCACAGGTCACGAGGAGTCATGTCAGCAGGATGGTTGAGGAAGTATTCCACCACCAGGGTGTCTTGTCCTGGTTCAATGGCCTTGTCAAAAACCTGAACAACCACTTGATGGTTGCTGTTGTCTGCGTTTTCAACTCGGATGGTTTTAGTCATTGTCGCCTCCTTCAATGGCATCAGAGCATTCATCACCATCAACAACACCAGGCTCCACACTCTTCTGGATCTTCAGTCTCACAGCAATGCCACCAGGGATCGTCTCACCAGCAGCAGCACGTGCCATGGTGGTCTTGTCCACGAGGTTGGCGAGCGTGGTGAGTTCCTCAATGCTCAATTGGCTGAGGTCGTGCTTTGTCTGAACAACGACAGGCCCACCACCTTCACCAGTAATCTGAATGGGCAGCAGTCGCGACCACAGCTTGTAGAAGTCTGTCGGATTCTGACGACCCCATCTCACCAATGATGGAATACCACCCATCAAGTCAAACGCTTCAATCAGCGCTTGCTTGACGCTGGTGGTGACTTTGTTCGCAGTGCCAGGTTTGCGACCGGCACCCTCAGGTCGTGCCATGCCTTTTTTGAAAGCTGTCTTTGGTGCCTTTCTCGACATTGGCGAGAGTGGCTGATTAGTCTTTGCATTCTTTGGAGGTTTTAGCTCAGCACGTTTTACCATGGTGATTTAGCTCAGTCAGTAAGAACACGATTCGTGGGGCACTATAAGTTTACGCTTTTTTCGGCGGTGCGCCCTCAAGTGTTTGCTGCCCAGCTTTCAGCCGGGGTGGCAGCGCGCATCGTAATTGAGCAATCAGCGCCAAGCACGCAACTCATCAATTCGCAATTCAATTCGCAGCAGCACCCCACACTTCTCAATTCAGCTTCCACACACCGACCCGACCCTATAAGGGACCCCATGTGGTGGTGGTCCTCTTCACTTCGTGTCACAGCAATTTTCGACCGGGATAGATACCGACGTAGATCCGCGCCCTTACTTACTCCGGCTCCGACCGACCTGTGATTGAACAAGAAACACACACGCCCATCATCACACAATTCGCAACATCATAATTCAGTTCTTCAACCACCAACTTCAGTTTTCATGCTTTTTCCTCACAGGCGTAAGTCGTGCTACCTCTATTTGTATTTACATGCGACGACCCGCCACGACATTTATTTTTATAATTTGGCGGGTCGCACTTCATCTCCTTATTTTTCAACCTCTTCTCGTAACACGACCCGACCGACCCGCCACTTTTATCAAAAACAGACCGCCGTCATTAGGACCACCACCACAGACCCTCCCCTATACAGGCGGGTCGCGGGTCGCTCCCGACCCGCCAAGCCAATCACTGGCGGGTCGCCCCACTCTCACTTATTTCTCAACGACATTCTTCACACGACCCGCCGACCCGCCATTTCAAAACACGAGTGCTAACAGTAAGTCTGGTTCACCACAACTTCGATTTTGGCGGGTCGCTCGGGTCGCCCAAATTGAGGTATTAGCACCCTTTTCCGTCGGGAGTTGTTTTTATTTCACAACCCCAAACTGATTCAATGCTAATACGCAGACACGACCAAACCCCATTTTCACAACCAAAATTGCTGATAGTCAGGCACACTTTTATTTTCACGCCGACTGGGGCATACTCAAGGTCTGACCGTTTCCCACCCAAACCCAAAGAAAAGGAACCACCATGGGACGTGTTTTTATCACTCAGCAGCCAAGGCCCAACGCAGCCAACTGGACACCCAACCTCAGTCCTGCGACGCATTATGGTCACTTTGTCTACGTTTTTGGTGCAGAGGACAAGCCCTGGTGCAATCCGGATTGGGCTGTCGACCATGCGACATCTGTTCTAAAGGACTTTGATCCAGACGAGGATTATGTCCTGTATCCAAACTCAGGTGACCCGGCCGCCATGTGGGTGATGCTGCTGGTGCTGAGTCGTTTCCCCATCGACAAGGTCCGCATCCTCTACTGGGAGCGGAAGTTTGAAGGAGGTGTGCGCAGTCGGGTAGAGGGATTCTACTCACCTGTGACAATTCACCTGAGCGTGTAGCAAAGGATAAAAGTCATGGCCAAGTTCAAGCCATCCAAGCTCAACTACCGAGGCAAGC